AAGACCTTCTTCACCTGTTGAAGTTGCGCCTGCTGCGTTAGTTGCCCACGCTTGAATTGCAGTTGCATTCTCTGGGAGTCTCATTGGAGTATCACCAATGATAAATCCAGTCTGCCCTCTATCATTGTTGAGTACAACCATGTTAGGCTGTAGTTCAGGATAGTTTGGTGTAGCAAGCAAGTTGAATGCGTTGTCTTCGTCACGAAGGGCAGAATTAGTATCAATTGCTGCTCTCATTGCCTGAACAACCATTGCTCTCTGAGCCTTACGACCCATGAACGGTGCGCCGTTTGATTGTAGACCGGAGACCGATACCCAAGTACTCTTTTCAGTGGGCAATGAAGTATCAGGGAATCTTTCTGAATTGAAATAATTCACACGATATTGCTTAACATTGTAGCCTGAACGACGAGTGTTAAACAATAGCATACCTACTGGATAAAGCTCATCTGCTGGTGCATCTACGTCTAGATAATTGCTAGTTAGCAAAGTAACGATTGATGGGATCGGATCGTCAACAGGGTCAGTTGTGCCGTTTTGTGCCCAACGTGCATCTGCAAATAGAACGCCTTTAGCACTTGTCTGATCTGCGTTATCAATTCTTACCCAGGTACCTGCGCCGTCTACAAGCTGCCAACGATTGATGATTGGATAATTTTCTAGATCGCTAGTGTCAAAGTAGTGTTGACCATAATATCAACTTGATCTACTACTGAGTAGAACCAGTTAGTGTTGTTTGCAGGAGCAGCTACGGGTGCACCTTCGTTTGCAGTCATTTCAAACTCTACCCAGTTTGACAAGAGTGTTGTATATGCCGCAGCAGCTACGCCGCTCACCGGAGTAACTCCCTGAACTTCACCACCACCGCCAACTGCTGTTACAGAAACTACTAAGTCATTAGCTGGACTTGTACCACCTAAATCAGTTCCTGCAAAAGTGACTGTATCACCTATTGCATAACCAGTACCAGCTGCTGGAAATGCAGTTGGGTTTACATAGTATTTTTGGAATGCGCTTTGAACATTAATTTCTAATCCTGCACCCAATGAACTGGTAGTAGATGTTTCTAATGGTTGGAAGAGAGTTGAGAAGCTAAAGCCGTCCTTGACTCCAGCAGTTGAACCTGAAACAAATCCAGCGTCTTCCATCAACCCTGTGCTGTATCCAGTTATTGAGTCGAAGTCATCTACGTAGATTACTCCGCCTTCAGTGTGGGTAAGCTGAATTGCACCGGCTGAAGTAAGGCTAGCAGTAGTATATGATATAGCTGAACTATTCCAAGCGTTAACAAAATCCTCTGCATCAGTATTATCAGCCAATGTCATAGTGAATGAAGTTAGGATGCTTGAACCTGGTGTAGATGAATATACAGTAACGTTATAAGGACCGTTAGTGAATGATGGGCTAGTCTCTGTACCAGTAATTACTGTTGGACCAGTTGCAATTCTTTCCCAATAATATAACGGAGCATCAGTATCAACCGCAACAGTTGAATAGTTGAAATTATACTGTGCATAGACACTTCCAGCTGGAATGTTTTTACCACCTGTTGAATCTAGAGAAGCAATTACTGCAACATCAGATGTTGCGTATGCAACTGTTTTAGGAACCCAATTGTTAGTGATGCTGTCCCAAGATGAGATTGCTGTGTCTAGCCCAGTTCCTGCTGCACCGACTTTAATCCAAACTGAACCGTTTGGTCTAGGGAATGTCTGACCAGTAGACCAAAGAGGCTGTTCAGCAGAAGTGCCGTATGCAAAGCCTGGCTGAACATATGTTCCGGCTGGAATCCCTAAATCAGAAAGAATAGTACCGGTACCTGAAATTACCAAAGTATAAGGATTGGTATCATTTAATACAGATGCATTCTGTGTAGAAAATAGCTGTAATTTTCTTCCTGATGTACCGGCAGCCAAATAGTCAAGGTTAAGTGTGTTAATTTGTGATGCTAAGTAACTGACAGTGTTGTTAGGCGCAGCCTGAACAGTGATAGTTCTACTTACACTACCGTCAATCGAAATAGTGATAGTATTACCAGCAGTCAATGTAGTAGGTGAGTTAGTTCCTTCAACTGTTGGCCATGATGCAAGCCAAGCTTGCGAACCGATTGACACCCAAATATTTGCGCTATTCTTATAGAAGAATTGAACCGCAGTGGCTGCTGTAGGGATGCTGTAAGTTGGGATAGCATTTACTGCATAATCACCGGGAGTACCGATAGACTGAAGCGGATAGCCGCCTGTCAATAGGGTTGGGTCAGTGATAACGATAGGCTGCTGTAGTTCAAATTGTCCAGTTACTGCGTTGAACTCGTTAATACCCCAAGTTGAAGTAGTAGTGTCTAACCAGTATGAACCGGCTGCTGGTTCACCGCTTGGACGACCAGTCTGACCTACGAGACTTGCAAGGTCAATGTCTGCTCTTACGCAGAATACACGATTGGAGATACCAAGTGCTGAATATGCTGCTAGCAAACCATACTCGTTCAATTCATAGCCCTGAATAGGAGTACCGTTTGAAGTAGTATAGAAGAATGGGTCGCCGTAAAGAGTTACCAAATCACGCTGACTTGTTACTTGGAATAGTTTGCCTGCGTTAGCGGCTGTAGTACCAGATGCTACTCCGGTACCGTTTGGATTTGCTTTATTCGATGCCGTAGCAAGCAGAATAAAAGGAATCGAGTTTGTGGGTGCTGGAAGATATTGTGATTGATCTATAATCGTAACTTCTACACCTGGAGATACTTTCCTTCGTATGATTATGAGGTTTACCACCTACCTTGATATATACATTATCAAGATTCTAATGATTATTTAGTTTATAAATCAAAAAACTTGGTTTAACCGAACCTTTAAAGGTAAATCGTGCTAAATAATACTATGCTTAAAAGACCCATATGCAAGACTTGCAACAAGAATTATAGGGCGATAAACTATATCCGCAATGGCAAAACCTACTACCGCAGCATATGCGATAGTTGTGGCAAGAAGAAGGCTAAGAAGAAGCCTCTAAGACCTAGTTGGGAAAAAGCTGGATATCAAAAAAAGCCGCACTGTGATTTGTGCGGCTTTAAGAGTCTGTATCCTAGTCAGATGACCGTCTTTCACATTGACGGCGATTTGAATAATGTAGCGTTTAGCAATCTACGAACCATATGCCTCAACTGCATTGAAGTAGTCAAGCGCAAAGAGGTCACGTGGAAACGAGGAGACTTAACGGTTGATTATTGATTCCATCTGCTTGTGTAGATGGTCAATCGTTCCGTTGTTGTCAACATGATAATCGTAGTCTAGGCCAACACTGCTGTATTCGCTGGCGTGAATGTTCATCTTTTCTAGTACCCGCAGACATTCAATTTTAGATGCTTCATTTTGTGTGCTGTTTAGAACAGCAGCAATACTAGTCCAATCAGGGTCCTCACCGCGATGAGTTCTAAGAGTGATGCCGCCTGCATTCTTGATAGCGGTTACTTCATTAGCAAAGCGGCAATCAGTGATTACAATATCATCTTTGATGCCCTGCAAACGATTCTCTACGCTTGCTACCCAAATATCATTGTGAAAGTTCTTGCGGGCAACATCTGTTCCCCATTGTTGTAGAACCCAGCGAGGAGTCAGATGAGGAATACCTAATCGTTCTGCCCACCAAGTGTCAACTTCTTCTCGCCATTCACGGCTAGCTTTAGTTGAGCCTTCGAGAAGTTCACGGTCCCAGTTAAAGATAACTGCAACAGCATCCTTAAGCGTACCAGCAAAGCTCATACGCTTGAATCCGTGAAATGTGCAAAGATAGTCAGCGGCTGTATCTTTGCCGCTACCGATGAGTCCTGTAATTCCTATTATCATTCTTACACTATAACATAAGAAGTGAGTGTTGTCAAGCCTTAACCTTGAATCCAAGTGAGTGGCTGCGAATAATCTTGATACTTACGTAGATCATCAATCAATCTTTCTTGGTCAGCTTTGGACTCAGCCTTCATTGCAGTACCGTTTAATGATGTGCCGCCGCTAGGACCAGCAATAGAACCAAACTTTTCACGAGCTTCGCCGATGATGCCCTTTAGAACTGCTAGTGTGTAGTCGCCGATCCAAACACCAGCACCCGGGTCTTGTATCAATTCAATTTCAGGACGTTGAATATCTGCCCAAATGAGAATACGCTCTCCTGAACCCTTGAAGTCTCTTACGACTCTCAAGACTTTAGTTACAGGGTTAAATGTGAAGGTAACATATCCACCGAACATTCTAGCTGCTAGTTCTACGTAACCAGCATAGAAGTCATATGTAGCTAGACCGCCGGTGTAGTTATAGTTTAGTAAGTATGTGTTGAGAATGGCGCTTGAGAACGGGTCAAACGATGTTGAACTCGGGCCTGTTTCAAGACCGACTGTTCTACGAAACAATGCACGAACGTTGATGAATTCACTGGGAAGAGTGTAGGTATCAACGTTCTTCTCCACTCTCATAAGAGTGTAGCTTTCTACCGTTGCGTTCTGCGCTCTTTGTCTATACAGCTTAATTGCATAGTCGTATGCGGCTTCATAGTGATCTGGATCTAATTCAAGATCAACAATGTCTCCGCCTAAACGTAAGCGAAGGTTCTCAAAGAGAGCCTCTTTAAGTTGTGTTAAATTAGCGTTAGTTGGTGTTGCTAGTGGG